GGCACCCTCATCGGCACCGTCGCATTCCGCTTCACTGCCCGCATGAAAGTCGCATCCACTGCGACGGTCGCTGTTGGCACGACGGTGGTCGGCGCAGGTAGCGGCGAAGTCAAAGAAGCCGCCGCAAATGATCACAATGCCAACTTCGTGGCTGAGATCGTGGACACCGACTACGCCGTAGTCGTGAAACTGTAAGGAACCCTCCCAGATGCATGACAATCTCGCAAAAATCAAACGGGTGTCCCCAGCGGCACTTCTGTCGGGTCTGAAAGACGACTCCCAGGGCAACAGCATCGAGTCCGCTCGTAAGCTGGTAGCCATGGCGAAGGATGCTGGCCTCGGCCTGCGCGACTTCCTTCGTGTGAAAGTCGACGCTCGTCTCTCTGAAAACGAAGACGAACGCCGTGCTCTTCACGACCTGAACGGTTACGAAGCCACCCTGGCCTATCTCGGCCTGCCGGTGAAAGATGACCTGGACGGTGGCGTGATGCTCCGTGCAGCGAACGACACGTTCCAGACCTTCGCTGGTACCCGCGCCCTGTTCCCTGAAGTCATCGACGACATGGTCCAGTGGAAGTATCGCCAGACGAACTTCGAATCCGTCGCACCGATGGTTTCGCAGATCCGCACAGTGGCCCAGCCTGAAATGCTGACCACGGTCGTGAACGACGCCGAAGCCGACTACCAGAAGCCGATCCGCGCCATCGCGGAACGTGGCCGCATCCCGGTCTATTCGATCCAGTCGGCCGAGAAGACGACCAAGTTCTACAAGTTTGGTCACGGCTATCAGGTCTCCTACGAGTTCGCTCGTCGGGCCTCCATCGACCTGCTGACGCCTTATGCTGCACGTACGCAGCGTGAGATCGAACGCGCCAAGGTCTGGGCTGCCACCACGGTCCTCGTGAATGGTGATGGTGTTGGCGGTGCTGCTCCCGTTGTGGCGCAGGGCTCGTACAACGGCAAAACCTCGGCAAACGCCACGACCAACAAGCTCTCCTACGAGCACCTGTTGGCATGGCTCGTTGACCGCGCCTCGAACGGCATCCCGGTCGACACGGTCGTTGGTAACTGGGACCTGTACCTCCAGTGGCTCCGCATGTTCGCGATCCCGTCCTCGGACAAGACGCGCACGGATGCAGAGAACCTGGCTGCTGCTGGCTTCCAAGTCCGCGGTGTGCCGATCCTGTCCGGCGAAGTGAACTTCGTCCTGTCCTCCACGGCTCCGGCCAACAAGCTGATCGGTTACTCGAAAGCCGATACGCTGGAGATGCAGGTCGAGGCTGGTTCCCTGATCGAGGAGAGCGAACGCTCCATCCAGACCCAGGAACTGACCTATGTTCGTTCCGAGAACAGCGGCTTCCGCCTCGCGTTCGACGACACCCGCTCCATCTTGAACCTGGCTGCCTAGGTTCACTGAGCTATCGCCCCGACCGGAAATGGTCGGGGCACTTCCCTGAGACCTCCCATGACGAAAAGACCGCAAATGAAGATGATCGTAGAGACGACCCGCAGCATCATGTTGATGGGTCCCAGCCGCGCCGAGAACGTTGAGTCCGACCGCCCTTATGTGGTTCTGGCCACCAACTTCATCCATGGCCACGTAGCCAATGGCGATATCCGTATCCTCCGTGACGAGCTCCTGGACAGTGCAACTGATGCTGAGTGGGAAGCCCACCTCGCTGACTGCATGACGCCTCCAGCGAACTCCAAAGCCAAGTTCGACGAGAAGAAAGCGAAGGCCCTCGCCATCGAGAGCTTCGTGGACCTTCACACCGAACAGCCGGCTGAAGAGGACGACGCGAAGAAGTCCGCCAAATCTACTACCAAGAAATCCGAAGAATAGGTGAATTGAGGCCATGCAAACCTTTCTGGCCTCCGAAGACATCACCCTCATCGTCCCGTTTCGTCGGGACGGTGAGCCCTTCGTCGCAGACACTGGGACCACGACATACGAGGTCAGAGGCCAAGACGGCACTCTCCTCGATAGCGGATCTGTAACGGTCGGCCCTGCCGACGTTGCTGCCGCAGTAGAAGTTCCCGCCGCAAGCAACGCAATCTCCACTCGATTTGAAAAACGTACAGTGATTGTCAGAGGCTTGACCGGCGGGCGCCCCTTCCAGGCCCGGGGTCAGTACAGACTGACCCCATGGATGAATATGAGTGCAACGAACGACGACGTCCGCGCGTTTATTGGTGTAGGTGCCGGAGAGTTGCCCGACACAGTCATCGACCTCGTGGATGCGTTCCTGCAACTCGAAGAAAGAACGACACAAGCCACGCTCGAAGCCGCACTGGCGTCGGGAACCTCCCTAGAGATCAAAGCAAATGACGGAATTGTCGCTCAAGCAGTCCTTAACCTCATCCCTTCGCTCCATCAGCGAATTTCTCTCAAGGAGTCTGATGGTCCAGCCTCCGCCCAGCGTGAAAAGATTGACATCGCTGGACTTAGACGGAGAGCTTCGGATGTCCTTTCAGAAGCCGTCACGGCAGTGTCGGGAAGAACGGTAGCAGAGCAGACGCTCGTAGCATTTGCGCCGACGACAACCCTGTTCGAGGCGTAAATGAGAAACTTCCATCCCTCTGACCGCTTCCAGGAACCCATTCAGATCCTGGACGGCCCACTCAGTCGTGGTGTCGTCCGTGCCCTGTCAGAGACGAAGCAACCCAATTTCGAATTCAGTGCCGAGAAGACGATCCTCCGCACCCGCCGGGATAGTCTCATCCAGACGGGTCATATCGTTGAGCGCGTCCACTCTGGCCTGAAGTATCTGGTCTGCGACCACACCCTCGAGCGTGACTATGCCGTCAAGCGCCTCCTCCTGGTCGACCGCAAGGTCGTCTGGAAGCGCAGCACCTCCACGCTCCACCCTCTAACCGGTAAGCCGATCAGCTCCACCCAGCCGACACAGATCGGCGAGATGTGGGTGCTCTGGGACATGATCCGGCGTGAAGCCCCCGACTTCGTCATGCACCTGGCTGAGGAGAAGAACCTCGTGGTCACCGGGGCAGATGTCCAACTGAATGACTGGCTGGATGACCAGCAGGTCAAACGTGTGAACAAGGCACTCGGCGTCAACATCGTACAGGTGCAATAGTGCGGATCACAATCGGAAACAAAAGCTGGAGGATCAACACCGACCGGGGTAGCGCCGAGTACAAAAGCCGCGCCTCCGAGATCGGCAAAGAGATCAATGAGAGCATCATGCGGATGGTCGGCAACGTCGCCATCGAGTTTTCCCCCGGCATCATCAGGAACCTCCGCGCCCGTATCGACACCCAGACCCGGCTTGAAGCTGTCAAGATCTTCGAGCGCGCGGTCTCCATCATCGACGAACGCCGGGTGAACCAGAAGGTTGGCCGCGGCGGTGCCGGTCCACGCCAGGTCATCGGTATCACATCGGACATGCTCTTCCCCAACCTGTCGCCTGACGCTGGTCCACTCCTCTCCGGCCTCAATGATGTGGTTATGTGGGATCGACTGAGCCCGAAATGGGCCAAGTACAAGTCCCGCAAGTACCCGAAGAACGCCCAGAAATTCTTCCAAGCTTCCGGCAACCTCCGGGCACAGTTGAACTATCGCGGCCGTGACTGGGTCAACAGTCGACTAGGTGGCGTACAGCTCGAGAGTAAACTGGCCCAACCGAAGCGGGACAACCTACAGACCGGTGACCTCGAGATGGTTCTCGGACAGATCCACGTCCGTATCTTCCCAAAGGTATCGTCACTACTCCTGCCCGGCCTCGCCACTCGCCGGTGGGCCACTGTAGACCGGTCAGGTGACTTCGACCGCTCGGTGATCCGACATGCGACAGGTGAGAAACTGGCGGGGAGCATTCCCGGCCGGCAGCGTCCGCTGCTTCAACCGATCGTTCAATTCTTCATCCTTTACCGCATCCCCGGCGCCATCCGCAAAGCCGTCACACGGTGGGCGACCTACAACCTTGAAGGGGTCCGATAGTGAACCACGAAACCCTCTACCTCGACGTCGTAATGTCTATCCAGAAGTACATCCTGGAAGCCATCGACGAGTTCAATGCAGATGGATGGATCCAACTGGGTTTCGTCGACTGGGACGAGCATGCCGAGCTGCATGAGCTCCCGAGCGGAGACCTGCTTGGCATTGCTGGCTGTGGGATGACAAATGATGAGGGGCTGTACGAAGTGATCTTCGGTATGGCGGCATCAACTCAGAATGATGCAGGCCTGTATCGCCTGAGGAAGATGGTCTCGATCTTGTATGGTCGCCTGCGACCCGGGGAGAACCTGACCCTGTACAACAGTGAGACGGCTGAGCCCCTCACCTACATCCAGATCAAATCTCCCCAGTCGCTGGCACCGATCACACGAGCAGAGACCCGGCCGTTCCAGGCCTTGGAGTTTATCGCTGCAATTGATCCTCGGGCACCATACTACGGATAGTCTCGAGATCGGACTCCTCGATCTTTTTGACAGCGAATGTAAGCAGCCGGACCAACTCTGGACCAACACGGCGGTGAAGCCGTTCGGCGCGAACTTCTAGTTCTTCGAAGAATGACCGGTCGATATAGAACCCGGCCTGGACCTTCGGGCTGGTGTCTATCGTGATAACAGCATCCTGATAATCGAGGTGCTCGAGGGCATAATCTACGAGGTAGAGTGCCTCCCCATTTCGTGACCGACCATTAACCTTTGAGCGCCTGGTGATCGTTTCGAGAAGCTTCGACGGAACCTTCACGGTAAAACGTCTATTTGTATCCATAAATATTACTCCGTATTCAAAGGAATACATACCGCACTGGGAATCTTTCAGGCAAGAGGAAAGTGGTCGCGAACCACATTTTTTAAGGAGACCCGAATGCCGGGAACAGCTCAAACCGATGAATTCATCCTGTCGACTGGCACCATCATGGTGGGTCCATCCGACAAGCTTATGGAACTGACGCCTTCGGACCACTCGATTGGTCTGGTCAAGAACGTCAACGTTTCCACAGATCCACAATTCGTGGAACTGACACAGGGCATCGACGAACAAGTCGTCGCCTCGAAGAACAACCGTAACCAGGCCCGAATTTCGGCCGAAGTGTACGAATTCACTGCCAAGAACCTCGCCTATGCCAACGGCCTGAATGCCACCGGCACGGACTATGACGTCAATGAGACTGTCATGGGCCTCGACTCGGATATCGATGGTGTTGCTGAAGCGACGACTATCGACCTGAAAACAGGTGAGGGCACGAACCTCGTTGCTGGCGATTTCTTCGTGCTCCAGGAAGGCTCGAACTCCGACAAGGTCCACGTTGGTAAGGTTGAGTCCGTCACAACTGACACAGTCACGCTCGCCACGGGTTACACAATCCCCGCTGGTGTGACCTTCGATGCTGATCTGACCCGTATCTACAAAACGCACCAGATCGCGCTTGGCGGTGCTCGTGAGGAAGTCACCTTCGGCGTGAAGATCGTTGGTGTCATGTCCGCAACGGGTGAGCCGATCACGATGCTGTTCCCGAAAGTCAAAGTGACGGCTGGTCTCGGTCTTCAGTTGACGAACTCGGACTTCACGAACATGCCGTTCGAATTCATGCCTTACACCCTCCTGCCCGGCGATGCCTATTACGCCGACTTCAAAGGCCAACAGGGTAAAATGCTGAAACGCTAAACGTCCGACAGACGTCGGATCAGTTTCTAGGCTGATTATGGAGCCGGTCTGAACTACGTTCAGGCCGGCTTTCCAATTTGGAGTATTGAATGACCGATACCAAACTCACTGTCCAGGCTGGCGACGAAGAGAAAGAACTCTTCATGTCGTACAACATGGTCAAGCACCTCTCTGCCTGCGTCGGTGGATTGGAACAACTACCCCTCCTGGCCGCGGACATCGAAGTCCACAACCAGTTCATCTGCATCATGCTGGCGGGTCGCGAGGGCAAGTACAACCCGGAGAAGGTCGACGACGATCTACTCGAGGAGATCCCGGTCTCTGACATCGAGAGAATGACGAAGTGGGGTGTCGCACACGTCACGGATTTTTTTCTGAAGCGGGCAGAGGCCCTGCACAGCACAATGACCGAGGAAAAGGATCGGATCAATCAAGCCAGCTCACAGTCCTAAGTGACTGGCTGAAGAAGCTTACCTTCTCCGAAGCCGTCTGCTGGGCCTTCAAGACTGTGCCCAGCAGACTGGACAATCTTTGTGACGAATACTCGTTTGAGGACCTCAAGCTGACGATCCGTCTTCGGACGGACGAGGAAGTAATCAAACATAATCAAATGTACGAAACACTACAGCTTGTGGCCAGTGCAGCATTGGGGGGAAAACCTAAGAAGCGAACTATCGAGACCTTTGATCAGGCTGCTCAGTCGTTCCAATCCGCGTTTGGAGGATAAGTGTGGTCGACAACAACAAGCAGAAGGTCACCGTCGAGATCGACACGCATTCCGAGGATGCGGTCAAAGACACTCGCAAGGTTACCAAGGCCGTCACCGACGCCCTGCCGGATCTCGCCCAGTTCGAGAAACGGACCAATGCTCTGTTCAAGAATACCCAGCGAACTGCCCAGGAACTTATGGAGACGATGCGTCAGCTCCAGACAATGGGCGTTCGCAACCAGCTCGGCCAACTGACAAAGACAACCCAGCTATATGGCCGTGGTGGCGTCGAGGGTATCGTCGAAGACAGCCTCCGCAGCCGCCGGTCCAGAAACCGTACGCGCGGCGTTGAGAAAGACATCGTGTCTGCCGAGGCCGACTACGCCAAGGCGGTTCGTGAGCGGACCACACTGATTAAACGGGCGATCCGAGACGGCTGGATCGAGCAACCCCGCAAGGGCCAGTACAGCCGCCAAGAGCTCGATGACATCACCCGGACCCTGAACAAGCGGCTCTATGAAGCTGACGGTTCCCGTGGTCCGAAGAACCAGAAATACCTGATCAGCCCCAACAGTCCGGAAGGTCGTGAGTTCCGCCGCCAGGTTGGTGACATCGTCCAGTCCATGGGTGGTCAGTATCAGGCTGCTGAGCAGAAGATGCTCAACGACCGGATAGAGAATGCACGGAAGGCCGCTGAGCAGGAAAACCGCGACCGCGACCGGCGCCGCAAAGAGGTGGACAAGCAGGTTCGGAAGGACCTTGCCACACGCAAAGCGGCTATCCTGTCCACGGCGGACCCTGAAGCCCGTCGAAACCTGATCAACCAGACCGTGAGCGCCGCAGAGCAGCGCGCCCGTCAACAGATCCCGAATTACAACGTCGACCGCTCCGCGTTTGACGACGAGCTCCGCCGCGACCGCGAGAAGCAGGAAAGCCGTGAGACAGCCCGCCGGAACAAGGCTGCCGCGGCACAGGCCGCTGACCCCCGCTCCCCGGTCCAGAAGTCGGTCGATAACACCCTCGAGCGCGTCAACTATCAGGGTGGTGCCGGACTGTTCCGTATTCAGGCCAGCCTGATGGCCAACTATGCGGTGATGTCTGGTGTGATCGAGGGCCTTCGCTTCCTCGGTACCTACGCCACCGACCTCGAGAAAAACCTCGCTGAACTCCAGGCCATCGCATCGGCCACTGACAGTGAGATGAAATCCTTGGCCGGTACGATCATGGAGGTCTCTGAGAACTCCAACATCGCCGCTGAGGAAATCACACAAGCTGCAACCGTGATGGCGCAGGCTGGTCTGTCGGCCCGTGACATCCGTACGGCGTTGCCATCCATCGTCAACCTCGCCATCGGTACCGGGACTGACCTGTCCGACACAGTTGATATCGTCACCTCGACCCTCTCGGTCTTCCAGCTCCAGACCTCGCAGACTGCCGAAGTCGCGAACGTCCTGACAGCTGCAATGAACAAATCGAAGCTGGGCATCGACAAGTTCGCACTGGGTGTCCAGTACGCCGGTAACATCGCCAACCAGCAGAACATCACGTTCGACGAGCTGGCTGCCGCGATGGGTGGTATGGCCGACAGTGGTATCCGAGCCGGTTCCACATTGGGTACTGGTCTTCGCCAACTCCTCATCGATCTTCAGGCCCCAACAGCGAAGGCTCGTGCGGTCTTCGACAAGCTGGGACTGTCAGTCGTCGACCTCGACGTGAAGACTTATGGCCTGATGGGCGTGATGCGGAACCTTCGCGATGCCGGTTTCGATAGCTCCGACGCCCTAGAAGCGTTCGAAGTCCGAGCCGCTGCTGCTTATGGCGCACTCGTCAACGACCTTCCCGGCGTTGAACGACTGAATGAGGAAATCCTCGGCACAGCTGCGGCAACGAAAGCCGCCTCGGTCCAGATGGACACACTGGCTGCCAAAGGCACACAACTCGCCAACTCCATCGGTAACGCCTTCTCGCGGGTCTTCGAACCCTTCATGGAGATGCTCAAGAGTGCAATCGACTTCGTCAATCCGCTAATCCAGGGACTTGGCAAGATCGCCGCTGGAGGTACGGCGGTTGGAGCTGCGCTTCAGTTCGCCTTCAACACCGGACTCGTCCTGGCCGTCACTACAGTCCTGAAGCGTCTCACCCTCCTGACCCTCGGCCTCGTTGGTGTGAACGTCCAGACCAAAGCCACGACGGTCGCAACGAACACCCAGACAGCAGCCCTCAACGCCAACACTGCCGCGACACTCGCAAACACTGCGGCCAAGACCGGTGGCGCCGGTGCTGCCGGCCGGTTGCTCAGTATCCTGAAGCCGGGTCCCCTCATGCTGTTCTCGGCAGCTATCGCAGGTATCACCCTCGCCCTCGACCTGATGTCCCGTGGATCCCAGAACACCGAGGAGAGCCTCGACGAACTCCAAGGCACGATCAACCAGCTGGACGCGGCCATCGTCGGCACCCAGCAGGACCTTGATGCTCTCACTGCCGCCAAAGAGCGGGTGATCGAACGTTCATTTGCATTGGATGAAGGTAGCCAGGAACTCTCGACGACGATCAACCAGCTGACCTCCCAGTTCGGCTCGATGGGTCTGGAACTCGACGACACGGCGATGAGCTCGAATGGACTCCTGCTGGCCCTGACCAAACTGGAAGAGCGGATGATCCGCCTCCGTGGTCTTCAGGCCCAGGCAAAAGACCAGAGCCTCCGCGACCAAGCTGGTTTGCTGGAGTCGACACAGACCGAGCTGAACGTCCAGGCCCTGTATGCGGGGGCCAAATCTGCGGGCACTATCCCTGAAGCATCGATTGGGTCGGACTTCACGGAACGTCAGCGGACAGCCTTCAACAACCTCGACATCTTCTCCGAGCGCTACCTCGATAGGCAGTATCAGATCAACCAGAAGAACGGCAACATGTCGATGGTGACGGTGCCGACCGCAGAGTACGGCAACTTCGGCACCGGCATGGTTGACGATTACAGCGTCCTGCGTGGCCTCCAGAGTGAACTTGAAAACCGCATCTTGTCTGACGGCGCGATGGGTCTCAACACTCAAACTCTTCAGGACCAACTCACACGCACCACGGCGATCCTCGATAGCCTGAACGACGCCTATGACAATGCGCTCGAGCTGGAGATGAACCGGAATGAGAGCAAGGGCCTCGAGCGAGACCTGTCGTTCTATGACCTGGCCACCAATGGAGACTTCGAGCGGCTGAAGGCCGAGACCGAACGCCTCCAGATGGATATGGCCAATGAGCGTAAGCGGATCCTCGATATGGATACCGATGGCGCCGGTCGCCCCGTGGGAGACTTCGAGCGGTACAAGATGATGGGTGCATCCGCCCGGATGTACATCAACCGCCAGAAGATGCTCGAGGAAGAGCTGGAGGCCTTGGCTGAAACCCTCGTTGGCAAGGACGGTGTCACCGGCATCGAGGACGCGCGCGCGATGGTCTCGAGCCTCCCATTTGCACAGACCCTCGCCCGCACCGGCAAGGCCTTGGATAATTCAAGCCTGGACCTGAACCCCGACGCCCAGAGCCTGATGGGAAAAGCCCTTGGTCAGCGTGTCGATCTCAGCGATGACAAGATCCGCCTAGCCCAGCTGAAAGCCGGTACAAGTGAGCGGGTCCCTGAAGAGGCTGCCCGTCGTGAGTTGAACGAGCTGATCGACGAACGGGCCGTCTATGTGATGGACAAGCTGCTGGCCGACCTCCGCAAAGATGGTGTGAACCCCGACAGCGAGTCAGGCCGCGTTCGCCAGGAAGTGCTTCGCAAGGACCTTGAGGTCTACCGCGAAGAGCAGAACCTGAAGCTCGGCAAGACCTATGACCGCGCCGCCGGTCGTGGTCGTGGCAAGAACGAACTTGATGCCGAAGTGAAGGCCAGCCGCAACCGGGTCAAAGGCCTCAACGCCCAGCTGACGACGATCCGCCAAAGTGTGGACGCCCAGTCTTCACCGGAGGCTATCGCAGCCGCCATGACTGAGTGGACTGCAACCTTTGAACTGTATCAGTCGGCCCGGTCTAATCTGACCGACCTACTGATCCAGGATGCCAACTACACCGGCGGCTCCGGCCTTGCCGGCCGTCTGGATGACATCCGGACTGAGGCAGCCTCTGAGGTTGCAGAGATCAAGCAGCAGGGTGTGAACTCCCTCACCGAGCTGGCTGACACGGTGAACAACAAACTCACGAGCGCCACCTTCGGGCAACGGAAGAAACTGGCACAGGGTCAGTTCACTCAAATGCTGAAGTCGCTCAACGTCCGGACACTCACGGAATTCGAGAACACGATCAACGCCCTCGAAGGTGTCTTGGGCACGATCCTGGAGAACACCCGGAGAGAGTTCGAGACTGACCCCCAAAACGCCGACCGGCTCGACAGCCCCCTCGTACAGCAGGAACTTGCAGGCATCCTGAGCGACGTCCGGACCCAGAACACTGACGCTTTCCTCGCCACACTGGCCAGCTTCCGGGATGCTTCCGAATACGACATCGACATGCGCGCTGACAGCGTCGCCGGTCGCCGCCGTGGGATGGACGCTCCGGGCGTGGCAGGCAGGGTCTCGAATGTCGAGCGCAAGCTGGCTGACTATGACGTCCAGGAGGCCGAAGAGGACCGCCTCGGTGAGATCGTTGAGCTGCGTCGCGAGGAACTACGCCTCATCACTCAGAAGATGAATGAGCTGTCGGCGTTCACCGGACCTCTGACAGCTGAGGCTGAAGCTGAAGTCCAGCAGCAGCTGGCTGACCTCGGCCGCGAACGTCTGGCAATCCAGCGTGACCTGACTGCCGCCACTCGGGACTACAATGAAGCCCTGACTGAGGTCGACAATGTCTCGATCACAAAGGGTATCGGCAAAGCGCTCGAGGATGTCATCAAGGTCACCGAGAAGCGGCTCGAGGACTCAAACAATGCGGTCGCCCGCTGGACTGATGGTCTCTCCGGCTCTGTCGATCAGGCAGAGCAAAGCCTGGCTGGCTTCCTGAAGGAAGTCGCCACTGGAAGCTTGTCGGCGGGTGAAGCCTTCTCTGGGTTCATCACAAGCGTCCTCGACTCCCTCCTCGAACTGGCGACACAGGAAATGGCTCGCTACGCCTTGAAGATGATCCTGTCCATCGCGGCCTCTGCATTCAGTCCAGGAGCATCTGCGGGTGCCTCTGGTGAGGGTATGGGCAGCTTGGGCAGCTTGGGTGGTGGAAGCAGCTCCAGCAGCTCCTTCTCCGCGTGGGGACACGCCACAGGCGGCATGAACACAATGAGAGACTCAGTCCCGACACACCTCCGCCCCGGCGAGGTCGTGATGCGGAAGTCGGCAGTGGACCTGATCGGTGCCGACCGTCTGTTGGATCTCAACGCCATGGGTAACCGCCGTATCTCGGAAGTGCAAAACGCAAGTCAGAACTTCTCCGAAGCCAACCGCGATGGCGACAAGATGGTCAACGTCTACATGGTCGCTGAGAAGCCGAAGACCTTGACGAGCAATGACGTCGTGATGGCCGCATCTGAGGATATCCAGAAAGGCGGTCAGCTGAAGAAACTGATCAAGAGCATCAACATGGGGGCACTCTAATGGCCTACGAAACCTTTGACTTCCCCCAGCACGGCGTCCGCCACAGCTATCCGGAGGGCGACTCGATCAAGTTTGGTGGAGGCTACTCCTTCGGTGTGGAGCCTGAGACCCCCATCCAGCGTACGTTCACACTGAGCTTCAACGCCCTGTCGATCTACCGGGTCGACGGTACACTCTCAGCAACCGTCAATGCACAGAGCAACCTGCTGGCTCTGGATGCATTCTACGCCCGGCATCAACTCTGGAAACGCTTCAACTACGTCCACGAATTGTACGGGACACTTGTCTGCCGTTTCGCAGAACCCTTTGAACTGCCAAAGATGCGCCCCGGTGGTTTGGGCGTGTCCACGGATTTTGAACTCAAGATCATCGAGCACCCAGAATGAGCAACACCCCCGTCTCCCACATCGATGAGTCCCTTGGGCTTGAGGCCACCAGCCTCGTCCCACTCTTCGAAATCCAGCTGGTAACCAGCCCCACGGTACTGTTCTTCCGTTCCGGCCCCACTGTGACTTACCAAGGCGACACCTACGAGCAGGTGCCTTGTGTCCTGTCTGGCGAGAAGCTGTCCGCTGATGGGGAAGTCAATCGGCCGACCTTCACGTTTTACAACCAGGACAACGTCTTTGGACCCCTCATCGACCAAGGTACGCTGGACCGAGCCCTCCTGATCCGGAAGGTCGTACTGAACCAACACCTCAATGATGATGTCGACATCTCGAAGACGACTTTGTTCACGCTCGGTCGGCTTGTCTCGATGAGTAAACGCCAGGTCTCCTTCACCCTGCACACCCTCAGCGACAGCCCCCGGTTCAAATTCCCCGGACGACATTTCACCCCTCCAGAATTCCCGTTTGTGACGCCAGTATGACCTTGAAATATTCCCACCTCGAAGGCCTCGACTTCGATCCAGACAACCGCAACTGCTATTCACTGCTCCGGGATTTCTACCGGGACAATTATAGCATTGAGCTGACGGATTACCCGAACCCAACCGATTGGTGGAACAATGGGATGGACCTCTATCGGGAGCTCTCAGCCAGTGAGGGTTTCGAAATCCTCCACGAACCGATCCACAGATGGCGTCCTGGCGATGTAATCGTCATGGCAATTGAATCATCCGTCGGAAGTCATGTCGCAATCCTACTAGACAACGGAAAAATACTCCATCACCTGTACGGTCAACTGTCTGGTGTAACAGCATATGGAGGCATGTTCCGCAATCGAACTGTCGGCGTGTATCGGCACAAGGATGTTCCGTTCACACCACGCGCCAATCAGTCCCTAGATATCATGGAGTTACTCCCCCCTCATGTCCGCAACCGAATTCAACATCAACGATCTACTCCCGAAACTGGATCCGAGTGACACGTTCGAGCGCGGTGGTCTCATCCTGAAGGATGGCACCGTGATCGAGATCGACAATGATCATGTGGAAGAGGAGCGCGATAAGGCCTACGTGCCGGACTACGCCCAGCTCCTCCCCCACATCGATAATGCGATCGGTACTTGGCACACCCACCCCGGTGAGACGTCAAACCTCTCGGCTGGTGACTGGGAGACATTCGTGAATTGGCCAGACTTCTTCCACGTCATCATCGGTACCGATGGTGCCCGCAAATACATCGTAAAGAATGGGGCAGTGATCAATGCTTAGAACCTTCCGCCTACACGGCTCTCTTGGAACCGACATGCGTGAAGTGAAGATCTCCTGCAAGACGATTGCACAGGGTATCGAGGCGATCACTCACCAACTCCCGGCCTTCAAGAATTCACTCCACAAAAAAGTGGTCGCCGTAGTTGGTCATTCCACCCTCGAAGGTCTCTACAAGGACACTGACCAGGAGGTCATTGACCTAGTGCCGGCCATGGCGTTCGGAAAGAATAATGGCGCAATCAAAATCGTAATTGGTGCGGCTCTCGTCGTGGGAGCTTTCATGATCGACCAGTCTGGTACGACTTCGACAATGATTGCCAATGCAATGTTCGCGACGGGTGCCACCCTCGTCATCGGTGGCCTCATGGAATTGATTGCCCCAGCCCCGAAGTTCAACACTGCCGATGAGCAGGAAACTTCGAAATACCTCGGAACAGCACGTAACACGACGGCCATCGGGACGCCCATCCCGATCCTTCTTGGCCGTCGTGACGTGGGTGGTCACATCCTCTCCATGAATGTCAACGCAAGAGAGATTTAATGACCTCACCCTCTCCAGAAGTCCTCCAGAATGCGGTCGTCTTGTCTAACAACAACTGGTCTGCTGCGGCCAGGTTACTGTCAGAGCAAGGCTTTACCATCGGTCGAGATACTGTCCGGCGCCGCTATGAGAAAATGATCCCCACAGAAGAAGGTTCCCACACCGAAGCAGATTTCGAATTCGCCGAGAAACAACTAAGCGGGGAAGTCGATGTAGACACAATCCTCGCCCGCCGCAAGGTCGACTTCGACAAAAAGTTGAAGGCCTTCGAGCAACACCGGCACGTCCGGATCAAAGTCAAAATGGATGGTCCAATCGGCCTTGGTTGGTTTGGGGATCCGCACATCGATGATGACGGCACCGACGTCAATCTGCTCTTCGAACACGCCAAACTCTTCGACGGACGCAACCCCGGCCTGTACGGAAACTGCGTCGGTGACTTCCGCAACTTGTGGATCGGCGCAAAGTTGATGAAGAAGCATGCCCATCAGTCCACGACGGCCGCCCAGGCTGCGGCTCTTCTGACCGAACTGATGAACATGATCCAATGGCTGATCGTGGTCAAAGGTAACCATGACTGCTGGGCCGGTGACGACGATCTGCTGGACTGGCTCAGCGAGAAGACGACGAAAGTCATGCGCGCCACGCGCGTCATGGTCGACCTCGTCTTCCCGAATGGCAAAGAGGTCGAACTCTATGTTGCCCACACCTTCAAAGGGAGCAGCATGTGGTCCTCCGCCTATGGTCCGGCCCGCAAGGCTCAAACCCACCGAGGCTGTCGGATGTACATCTGCGGCCACCTCCATGAAGGTGCCTATACTCATGGCTTCCACCCCGACGGTCGGATGTGGCATGCGATGCGTTTGGGTTCATACAAATACATAGACGACTATGTGGAGGTGCTCGATATTGAGCCCGTGCAAACATACGTGTGCCCCGTTTCTATCATCAACCCCTACGCCAGTTCAGAAAATTCACTGATCACTTGGGACCTCGATCCCTACGAAGGCGCAGAACGGTTGGCATGGATGCGGAAGCGCTGGGAAATGGGAAAGTCGACTGACACATGATGAAGTTCCAAGGCGGCGGTAGCAGCGCTTCGAAATCCACCACGATCCCTGACACACTTCGCAGTGAAGATACTGTCGAAATGATCCTTGCTGTCTCGCAGGGACCAATCAAAGGTTACGTGGACGGGCCGAAGAGTATCAAAGCTGACCAAACCGCCTTGGTAAACCAGAGTGGGGAGGCGAACTTCGAAGACCTCGAAGTCGTCTTCCTCGCAGGTGAAGACACCGGCGTTGAGATCACACCCCGTACGGGGGGCTTCGCCAGCCCCGTGAACGTCGGTGTCAGCCTTGCCCAGAATACCCCTGTCGTCCGCACCGGGGTCCAGACCGGTATCCAAGCGATTGATTGGCGGGTCCTGATCCAGGGCCTCGCCAAGTCGACCGACACCGGCACAAAGCAAGCCACGATGCAGCTGAGGTTCGAGTACAAACCTCTCTCCAGCGAGACATGGCTCCCTGCATGGGGAAGCGCGCCTGTCGACGCCTCGAACACATTCCCGGAGACCGGTGGGTCCGGTTACTTCTACGGAACGAGCAGCAGCACCTCGAAGGCCAGCCTGACCGGCGACCGGGTCATCATCGTCGATGACGTAGAGCCTCCTGCCCCTGAGTTTGAAGACACACTCTGGCTCGATAGCGGGAACAACTACAAACCCTACAAACACAATGGCACGGATTGGGTCGCTGATGCGACAACCACCTCGGCTGTTGTAGACCCCACCCCTTGGACCTCTGCATGGGATGGCTCTGATTACCGAGTGTTCGCTGCCCAGCAGGACCTCCCTCCTGAAGACACCCAAGCCGGTGACGTCTTTGTCAACACAAGTGGCAACGCCTTCATCAACACCGGTGGCTCGTGGACGCTGCCTGGCACAAGCTCCTACTTCGGTGGCGGGTATGGCTTCGGCGTCGTCTCTGCGGGCAACATGCAGATCACCGAGAAGATCACGTCCCAGACGGTCAAGGAATTCCGGAGCTTCATCACACCAGTCGATGAACCAATCGAGTACCGCGTTACGAAAGTATCGCAGGACACGGATGAAGACGAGACCCACGAAGTTGTTTGGGAGAGCGTCGCCGAGATCCACACCGGCAGCTACGCCTTCGACAACGTCTCTACCCTCCAGGTTGTTGCCAAGGCGAGCGACCAATTCTCTGGACTGCCAACCTTCCATGGAATTGCCGAAGGCCTACTGGTCCGCGTCCCCTCGAACTATGACCCAGTTGCACGGACCTATGACGGACTGTGGGATGGACTGTTCAAGATCGCCTACACCAACAACCCTGCCTGGCTGGCAATGGAGCTGGTTGAGAACGGGGATGCAGAGCAGCCCGACGCTGAGCTAACCAAAGCCCTGATCGGTAAAGCCTACGAGAATGGCCTGGCACTACTCAGTTGTGGTGCTCGCGGCAACGTGATTCGCTTCCTGCCCGCGCTGAACATCAGCGACGCACTCGTC